GATTCTTCCAGTGCCCAAGCAAAAGCATTTTGCGAATCAGCCGGTCGGAGAGAAGTGAAGTCAGAATAGAGCGTTCCGCCGGCCTGCCGATACCAGCTACTGAAATTCGCTCCCGTGATGCTGGCCACGTCAGCGGAGCGGGTGACGGCTGAGGCGGTGGTGGGGATATACGAAGTCGGGAAGGCGCCGGCTTCTAGTTGGGCGCCCCAGATGTAGATGCCGGAGGTGCCGTCGCCGGTGTAGCTGTTGTTTCCAGAGGAATCCCTAATTCTGATAACGGCACCGGCCGCAGAGCTTGCTGTAATAACCAGGGTGCACCGATACCAGCCATTACCGACCGGGATCATCTGCGAGCCGGGGGGCGCAGATGATACAACTCCAGTGGAGAGGTTGTAATCAGTAAAGAATCCTTGGCCTTCTGCCCCGAGTCCACTTAGCTGTATCCTTGTGCGCTCACCTGCTTTAGCGTAAACTGAAAACACATAGCTAACGCCAGGGGTTACTGTTCCCTGGGTGATTGCATGTACTCCGTTATCTATAGTCTCTATAAGTTTGTCGGCTGTTAATGTGCCGTCTGGAGCTATTACTGCATTCGCAGAAATAGTGAGATTAGTTGGAATCCACGTCGTACCAAACTCCTCACTCCGCAGCAACAAATTCGTCCTCTGCTCCTCCACCAACAACCCCAAGCTCTCGCCCGTGAGCGGGTTGTGGTCAAACCTCGGCTCATCCGTCGTTGCCGTCTTGAGCAGCCCATCGCTGCCCACATATGTACCACTGCTGGCACGGGTGAACGTGATCAGTGATTGCCCACTAACCGCATCCACCAGCGATTTGCTCTCGGCAAACCGCAGGTCCAGCGAGGGTCTTTCGCCCGCCAAATCCCACAACGGGTTGCCCAGCCCTCTGCCGTAGGCAATCGCTGCCAGCCGTGTTGCGTGGAGCCTCATCAGAGCAGCTCCGTCAGCTCCAGTGTTCCGCTTGTGCTGGCGTTTCGGATCACGGCGATATTCGGCGTAGCAGGCACCGCCACATCCAGCCGCTCGCTATTCCCGATGAAATGCGACGTGGCCGAAGCGGTCTGGGCGCTGCTGCCGATGGCGTAGCGGATGTCGGCACCCACCGCACGCATCGAAATCCGCCGGCAGGTGCTGGTCAGGGCGGTGTTGGCGCTGGTGGCCCCAGCCGCCAGCTGGCGGGCAACGCCAGGGGCCCCCAGGGGTTCGGTGGGCAGCGGATCAACCGTGCTCACAGTCCGGCCTGCGCCGTCTGCCCCTACGAATCCGATTGCCGCGCCCATGGTTCAGTCCTCAGAAAATGTTGAGGCCCCACCGGAGCGGGGCCAGGGGGTATCAATTGGCCAACCGAACCTGAACGGTTGTCACCGCCTGAGCGGCCGCAGCCAGGGCGTAGCCCACCAGCTTGCGGGTGCCGGAACTGTCAGAGCCGGACACGCTGCCGGAGCTGAAATAGACCGGGCCGCCCAGCGTGCAGGCATCGCCAGCGGCGGCGGTGAGCTTAGGCAGGGTGAAAACACCCTCCAGGGCCAGAACGCCATTGGCGCCGCTGGCCACGTCGGTCACCGACACGCCGTGCAGGCTGCCGACCTGCACCAGCTCACCTGAATCCACATCGGCCGCAGCCGTGAAGTCCAGGTACTTGCCGTCTTGCACGTAGTTCTTCATTGGAGTGTCTCCTTAGGTGAGGGATCAGGAAGCCGCAGCAGCGCGGAAGAAGCCGCGGAAGTCCTTGACCGCTGCGCCGAAGTCGAAGCGGGCCAGGAGCTCAACCCCATCGGGATCGCGCTTCTCGGTGGTGGTCACGGTCGGGCCCTCTTCGCCGGCCAGGTAGCCGTAGACGATGCCCTCGACAGCGCCGGGGGAGGCGGCCAGATACCAGGTAGTGGCGCTGCCGTCGAGGCGAGGCTCAACGATCAGCTGGATGCCAGCGGTCTGGACACTCACGGCAGGGCCAGCGTCGCCGGTGCGGGCGGCGGGGGCGAAGCCGGTCGGGAACAGGAACTGGAGCGCGGTGGCCTCCAGGTCCGTGGGAACCATCATGTAGCTCGGAGTCAGGTTGATGGTGTTCCCGGCAATGTCGGTCTGCTTGCGCATCGCCTTGCGAGCGGCATTGAAGCCGGTCGTGGTGATGGTCTGAGCCGAGCTGTTGTTGTGGGTGGAATCAAACAGGGCCTCACCGTCCACGCTGCAGATCGCGTTGCCGGTGATCAGTTCCCAGATGATGTTGCTCTCAAGCCGGCGGAATCCGCGGCCGAGGAGCTCGGGAACCCGCTCCAGGGCGGAGAGATCATCGTTGATGATCGCCTGGCGGGTCACTGTCACCTTGCGGGCGTAAGTGGCCAGCTTCCAGGTGTGCTGGGCCTCCTGAAGTGTGCCAGCCTTGTACTCACCACCCTCGAGCAGAGGCTCAGGAGTGAGATCACCGGCCACGATCAGATCGCTGGCGTTCTTGAAGTCAGGCAGGTTCCGCTGACGTGCAATCGGCCGCCAGGTGTGGGGCTCTTCCTGATAGGCGGCGTCCAGGGTCTTGCCGGCCAGGTTGCTGAACAGGAGCGGGAAGTCGCTGGTGCTGTGGAAACCACGGTTGACCAGCTCGGTCTTGCTCATCCCCTTGGTGTTCACACCACGGGATTCCAGATACTGGCGGGTCAGTTCCAGCAGGGTGTATGAGCGGTACTCCCGGCCCAGCTCAGCGGCCTCGCCCTCCAGTCGCACGCCGGGGCGCACGCGGGCTTCCAGGCCAGCAGCGATGCCGCGCATCAGGGTGTCGCCGCTGTCGCGGGGCACTTCGACGTGGGCGGGGTGGCCGATCACGGTGTCGCCCTCGATGCGCTGGCGCATCAGGCGAACGGCCTCGCGGCTGCACTCGGTAACGGTCTTGCCGGAGCGGATCAGCTCGTCGGTCTGCTCGGCGGTGAGGCCGGCTTCCTGGCCGAGGCGCAGCAGGTCGCGCTCGCGGCGGAGTTCGGCGGCGGTGCGCTGCAGCTCGGTGTCTGCGGCAGGCACGGGCTCGGGGGAGGGGGATGGGTCGGCGCTGCGCTGAGCGTCGATCGGCGCCGGGTCACCCCCGGCCTTGGTGAGGTCTTCGGTCATCGGGGGATCAGCGGGATTGATCATGGTCTGTTGGTCGCCGCGCATCACGGCGTGCGTGTCCTGCCCAATCGGCACCAGGGAAACCAGGTTTGGTTCCCAGTCGGTGGCGACGAACAGGTTGGAGGCGCGATCCTCGCGGTGCCGGTAGATCCGGGCATCCACTGAGAACCGGGCCGATCCGGTGCGCAGCCGCGGCAGAGCAATGTCCATTGCGGCGGCGGGGCCGTCCACTACCACCTCACCGATCAGTTCGGTGACGCCTGCGTCGTTCCGCTGCAGAGAGAGATTGGTGACCGCGCCCCAGATCGTGTCTGAGCTGCGCTTGTGGTCGTAATCCATCGGCAGCGGCCGAGTAGGCCACCGGATCGCTTCGCTGGTGTGGAGCAGCTGGAACCCATCGCCAACATCGGCGTCAGTGCTGATGACGATCGTCGCGGTCCGAGTTTCCTCGTTCCACGAGTTCGGCGCCAGCAGCGCCATCCGTTGGATCTGTTGATGGTCCATGGCCTCAGACTAGGGAGCGCCGATCAACCTTCCGACTGAGCCTCCGGCTCCTCACTCTCCACCGGCGCAGCAGATCGCCCGGCTGCAGCCGTCATCCCATCCACGCTGAGGGCCAGGCCCTTCTGTCTGGCGTCGGCCATATCGGACCCCAGCTCCGCCATCACCTCAGCCGGGATGAATCCGAGGGACCGCTGCACCTCTGACAGCGACATGAATCCAGCCTTCACGCCTTCGATCAGCGCGGTGATTTCTTTGGCGGGGTCCACCAGCTCGCGGCGCGGCGGGGTCCAGATCATTCGGCGCGGGCCGCGCACCTGGGCCAGCCGGGCGGCATCGTTGAACCAGCGGTGCACCGGGTCAAGCACCTGCGGGATGGTGATGTTCCACCGCCAGGCGGCCACGTTGCGGTGGAACTCGAGCCACCCCATGCGGGCGCTGCTGAAGTTCACATCCGACAGGATGCCGGTCAGGGCCTCGAAGGTGATGCCGTACCCAGCCGCGACGGCGTGTTGGTGGTGTTTCTGATGAGAAACGTAGTCGGGGGACTGGGGCGGATTGGCGAACGTGATCTGCTTCCCATCCGGCAGGATCTCGATCGCGCCGGGCTCCAGCGTCTCGGTGAGCGGTTGCGCTGCCGCCAGATCCTGCGGCTCGTTGCTGTAGACGAACGCCGTAAAACAGGCGGCGATCTTCGTCTTCAGCAGCATCGCCTGCGTGATGTCGTCAATGTCCCGCAGGTGGAGCAGCACCGCCGAGCCGAATGGCACGCCGATCGACTGGCCGGGGCGGTTCACCTCATACGTGTGGATGATCTCCGACGCGGGCACGAAATCCGATTGGATCTTCACGCCGTTCCATTCCGTCTCGCCGGGGTGGGTCTGGCGGATCCAGTACCCCTCAAGCCTGCCGGTCTCGCTGTACTGCTGACCGAACTTGATTCGGCTGCCGTCGTCACGGCTGAAGTCAAGGAAGTCCGGCTCCAGCACCTGCAGCCGCAGCCCCACCAGTCCCTGATCCATCATCCGCTCATCCAGCCGCCGGCGGATCAGGCAGCTGCCGCGCACGGCGGTCGTTCTCGCGATCAGCGACTGCAGGCCGTACCAGTTCAGTTTGCCGTCCCAGTCGCATTCGATCGTGTCGGCCCAGTCGTTCCAGGCCTGCTCATACCGCCGGCTGCCGCCTTGCGGGCTGCCGATGATGCCATCCCCCACCCAGTTGTTCGTGATCACCCGCACGGCCCGGCTCGCCCACGGGTTGCTGTCCACCAGATCCTGATGCCGCCGCGTCAGCAGTCGCCAGGCGGTGCGGATGTCAGCGTTGGGCCCGCCGTTACGGGTGTACCAGTTCTCAGTTCTGCGGGATTCCTTGGCTGACTCGAACGCCCGCAGGTGGTTGATGGCGAGCTCTTTCTGCGCAGCCTTCAGGGCCAGTTCCAGCTGGTCACGGGTGGGTTTGCGGGCCATCAGTCCCTCTTAAAGCTGGCGTAATGCCGGCGGCGGCCGGCGCCTGTGATACCCAGTTCTTCCTCCATGGTGGCCTTGAGTTTCATCATGTCGGTGAGATTCCGATACGAAACCTGCCGGCCGTTGCTGCTGACGCTGGTGACGCCCTCGGCAATCGCAGCCACCAGATCGTCGTACTGCTGCTGCGTAAATGCCATGGCGATTCCTCCCAACCTCAGGCTACCGACTGAGCCAGGAACCCTTGCGGCGCTCGACTACCGGAGGGGCGATCGGGCCGGCCAGCTGGGCCTCCAGCTGCTCCCACATCGTGGCCCGGTTGTAGCGGCGTTTCAGCAGCTCCAGCATCGCCAGGCAGTACACCTTCAGGTCGAGCGGTTCGTTGCGGGCTCCGCT